CCGCCCTCTCGGGGCTGGTTTGCGGCGTGTTTGCCACGGTTTGTCGGTGTCTTGGTCAGTGCTTCACGAATCGTGTCGGCTCTGCTTTGCGGCTCGGCTGGCGCTGTTTGGGGCGCTTCGACCGCTGGGGTTTCGGGTGCTGGTGTATCTACTGTGTCGGGTGCGACAACTTCGTTTTCCATCACTTCATCCTTTTCATTTGTTCCAAAGTCATTTTGATCATCTCCTTGCGCTCAGGCATGGGACGGTTGTGTAAACGGTTTGCCATCTCTACGTTTAGGTTAGACATCTTAACAGGTGCAATCGGTGCGCCTGGTCGGTCAAACTCTTGTACGGTCTGCAATTGTCCACGCAGCCTGTCTCGGTGCGCTTCTTTCTTTTTGTTCCACTCTTGCTGTGCATACTTAACGTCAGAATGCCCCATCTCAATCGAATCGGTGCGCTTGAGGTGGTCACGCCACTGCTTTCTGCCCTCAATCATTACGCCATCAGGTGACATGAATGGGGCAATGTCGCCCATCACTGCGGTGTATTCGCCAGATCGACCCTTAGACTTTTCGTAAGGCTCGCTACCGTCAGATGGAAATACCCATGTTGTTCTCACATCATCTCCAAGATCATTGCAATATCTTCTTCATCACGTTTGAGCTTAACACGCACTTCAAGATCTTTGACCCTTTGCATGAGCAAATCATAATCAATTTGTTTTCTGACCGCAACCTCTATTGTTTGCTCAGGCGCGGAGGTAATTTCTTCTCTGACTTCGGGCGGTAGACCAAACAACGCCTCTTGCAATTTGAGCTTGCGTTGGCCCTCTAGCTTTCGGTCTTTAGCCCATTGTGCATCGCGCTTCTTTTCGTCAAAGCCAAAGTGACCGCCAAGCAGAATGTCCTCTACTGGCGTGGGTGCAACTCCAGCGCCAATTGTGGCAAATGGCAGCTCCGCAAATGATGCGTAGCCAAACACTTATGTTCCCCAAGTGGCAGAGGGTGCGCTTGTTACCCACAGACCTGTTGCCGAGCTGTAAACCAATATATCGCCATTGTTTGGGTTTTGTGCCGACACATCGTGCAGCTCATCCATCTCGTAACCGTTTTGCACCTTGACAATCAATTTGCCGTGAACTGGGTGAGCATGGGCAACAACAGCCACATAGACAAGATGCTGTGGCGCATACGGCTTGGTTGCGGTCAAAGCTCCTGCCGTGGTCGGGCTTAAATAAAGCTGCGCCCCATCGGTGTACGCTGATGTGTCAAGGTCATCAACCAACCCAATGATGGTTACATACCCATTAGAGTTGTTGTCCAAGTCACTTGTTATCAATCCCAAAGTCTGCGCTGATGTGGCATCGCTTGTTGCCAATGCTTTAGAAACAGTCGGAAGCTGTCCTGTTGCGCCTGAGATATAAACCGCCGTACCTTTTGTTAAGGTTGCGCCAGTAGAATTTCGCACTTGTTCAACAAGCACAGAAGCTGGAGACGTTTGCGATACCGCAATGTCAACAAGCGATCCCGCCGTGGTAACAATAACGCTTCCATCAGCAGATGCAATGGAGGTTATGGTGTTTTCAGCGGGCAACGTAACAAATACATCCTTTGTGCCAGCCGCAAGATCAAGTTTTGAGCCTGTAGATGAGGAGATTACGGTTGTTCTAGCTAATGTCCCGCTAGAGTAAGTACCGATTCCCACTTCCCATTGAGCGCCGCCCGAAATGGTGTAATAGGTTGTATTGCCGTTGCCAATGACCGCAAATGACTGAAACCCTACAACCGAGCCATCTAGCGTGATCGTCCCAGTACCTGTTGAGGTGGTGGTTTGTCTTACCCGATCAGCAAGGGCTAGGCTCATGTGGTCTCCACGCCTATGACAAGACCATCAGCACCCCTGATGACTTTCTTGGGTGCGGTAAGCCTTTGCATAGCTGCGCCAATGTTTTGCATTGATTCACCATGCAAGTTTGCCATGTTGTCGTGCAAAGCGGTTATTTTGTCCATTGCTTGGACAATTGTGCCGCCCAACTCATTGGTTATTTGTGCAGCCGCTGCTTCAACCACTGGTAAGTCGATGCCAGGATTGCTACCAATCCTTGCCACCATGATCTTAGTCGCTGCGTCAAGTTCTGCTTTCCATCGTTCATATTCTTCTTTCCCTGCCATCTCTCTGGCTTTGATTTGAAGTTCATTGTTCTGCTTAACAGTCTCAAAATCGGCTTTCATCTGCGCCAATTGCATCTCAGCCTCGACCTTGGCTTGGTGCATCTGCATTTCAAGCTGTGCCTTGCCTTGTTCAATTTGAGCCTGCGCTTGCATTTTCATTTGCTCGGTTTGCGCTTGTGCTTGCATACGCATCTGTTCTGCTTGCTGATCAGCTTGCATTTGTAGCATCTCGGGCGGTGGGCCAGGCTGTTGTTGAGCCGCTTGGTCTGCCTTGTCTTGCAAGGCTTTCATTGCCCTTTCGACCGCGCTCTCCAATCCCCGACCAGCTCTGAACCGGCGTACAAGGAATAACAGCATTTCGGAGGCCATTGGCAAAGTCTCAGGCGCTTGGCTAATCATAGGAATTGCTTCACGCAAGAACAAACCAATAGCTTGGATGGCCTCTTGTGCGCCTTGCTTTTCTGCTTGCTCATCAATCTGGGCCAAGCTGTCAGCCTCAACCGCAATATGGAAGTCGCGGATGGTGCTGTTAGCCAACATCTCCAATGCCGCTTGCAACAATTGCGGGTCTTTGCCGTCTGAGGTGTTCATTACGCCTGACATTTTGACAATCAGCTCAGGCGGGTAGAACTTACAGATAACTTGCGCTTTCAGTTTAAAAATGTCGGTAGCAAACTTAGCCACGTCACCTTGACTACTTTTTAACCGCAAGCTACCAAAGTTGGCTTTAAGTTGTTGAGCGCCAAGGGTTTCTTGGGCTTTGGACGATCCACGCAAAATGTCCGATATGCCCATAATTTCGTAGATCGACTGCTTGACCTGTTCTCTAGCGGCGTACAACTCACGCAAGGTCACAATGATCTGCGAGGTGTCCATCATGTCGATAGCGCCCTTTAAGCCGCCCTTTTCCGACATTGCCGCCCATCCAGTGACAGGGAACAACTTGTTGTCCACGCCCTCGCTGAACATCCGCGCCAGCTCTTTAAACTCAGCATTGAACACGCCGACCGCTTTACAAGCCTTTGTCAGCAAGTAAATACGCTGCGTTAAGTTGTCCAACTCTTGCGCCTGATCCTCGTACTCGCAGTAATCAGGTACAGGAATCATCGTGCCGGTGGTGGTGGTTGCCATCAACGGCTTAGGGCATGGGAAGAATTCTTCCAACTCTAGCGGGTCATCACGCTCATCTAATGCCTGTGGATAACCTTTAGCAATCCAGCAAACCTTAGCCGTGCGCTTGTTCCAAATCTCATAGACCATTGCTTTTTTGTCATAGGTCATCTTGGCGGTCAATGGATTCTTGCCGTCCATGTCGGTGTTTGAGCTAGTCAGACTGACGTTTTTAAATACGTCACCAAAGCGCTCTACACCCTCTTCCTTGGTCATGTAGACGGCGCGAGCCACCCACCAAACCTCATCCCATGTGCGGGCTGGCGAATGCAAGAAGTCTGACCAGTAAACGTAATCAATGGGGCTGTGCGCTGCGTCAATGCGCTCTGTTGGGTCTTCTACGGTGTTATAGACCTGAGATTCTTCGGTATTGTCTAGCTCACCGTCATCATCGGGGCGGTCATTGACGATCACAGGCTCATACCGAATCCATGCCGTACCGCGACCAGGCAACAATCTGTCTTGCACCGCGCCAGACATGGCAGCGTCAAAGTCACCGAATTGCGTGGTTTCGTACTCCATGACACGCTCAAGCATTGTGGATGCAAGGCGACCCACAGGGTCTTGATCCATGTAACGGCGTGAGACTTCGGGCTTGGCTTGGCGACCGTACAGGGCAGGGAACAGCACTTGGATGTTTGACCACAGGATGTTGAACTTCATCCTTGGCATCTCAATGGCATCACGCTCATCCCGATACCGCTTGACAACCTTTAAGCCGCGCTTTTCCCACTTGTCGAATATCTTGATGGCGGTTTCAATCTGGTCATGCCAGTACGGGCCTGGGTCTTCGCCCTCATATGCACCGTTTTCTTCGTACATAATTAATTACCGCTAGAGAAGAAGAACGTCACATCTAATGTGCTGCCAATGGTTGCGTGTAGGCTAGTTCCCACATTGGCAGGGAATCGGTGAAACCCAACCGCAGGCGTAATCGTGCCACTCATTACAGTACCGCTAGAGCCACCGTCTTTAAGCACCAATGTGCCTGAACTTGTGCTGTTAACGTAAAAACCAATCAACTGGCAAGGGCCTGTGCTGACTGCGCCTGTGCTGGTGATGTTTTTATATCCACCGACTTCTGCTACTGGCTGGCTCATATTCGCTCCTCTTTATGTTGCATCTCATAATCCCACAGCTCATCCAATGTGATGGTTTGCAGGGTCTTGCCCTTGGGCGGTGTCTGATCTTTTGCTTCTTGTCTGTAAGCTACTGCGAGCATTCTAAACGCATCTGCGGGGTGTGAGCACCAGTCATGGCGTGGAGTTTGACGAAAAGTTTTCTTGTCTTCATCGTATTCCCGCTGATATTGCCTTAACGCTTCTAGCCCCTCATCGCATCTAGAGTCAAAGTAACAGATGGGCAGAATCATCCGCACCGCTTGAATACCGTCTTGTACGCCAAGGTCAGGCACAATTGCCAGCTTGCTCATGCCACCCAAATGTGCAGCCAACTGCTCAACGATGGATTTACCGCCCGAGGCTAGTGTTTTGGCTCTGGCATCATGCGGCAAGTAATGGCGGGTGTATTGATAACCCTTAGAATTAACCACCTTGGCCAAGTCTGGGATGTCAGCGCCACTTACGCCGTAATAGTCCATTACCCTGATCTCACCCCTGACAACTTGATACCACCAAATGGCTGTGTCGTCTCGATAGCCTAAGTCCCATGCGGTGTAGACCGGCGCTTCTGGCTCAAACGGCAGCTCACATATTCTGCCCTCATCGTCAGCCAAACGCATTTCTTGACCGTAAAACGCCCCCAACAAGGCGGCATCAAAGCTGCACTCGTATTCTTGGTCGTACTGGTCTTGGCTTAACTGCGACCGAGCCGCTTGCAATTCTGAGTCTGGCAATAGCTTGGACACTGATGCCGGTAGGCGTAGCAAAAACCAATCTGGCACTACCTGACTGACTTTGTAGATGTCGTGAAACTGGTTTTTGCCCTTTGGCGTTCCCCCAAATACAGCCCAACCGAGCCGATCACTCAAACACGGTCTGATGATGTTTCCCCATACGCTTGGTCTAAAGTCACCGTATTCGTCCATGTAAACGCCGTTGAATCCCATGCCTCGCATTGCGTCAGCGTTGTCAGCACCAAACAGCATGATCTTTGCGCCGTTCACCAGCTCCACCATCAGGTCGGCTTCGTTTGTGGCTTTGGTTACTGGTGCGGCGTAATGTTTGAGGTAATCCCATGCCACCCGCTTGGCTTGGCTTCTGAATGGGGCTATGTAGGCATACTGTGCGCCCCGACCGCTTTCGGTGATGGCTCGTTTGATCAAGTCGTTAATTGCCGCTACGGTCTTTCCAGCTCTACGGTGGGCAAGTAGGCATGACCATCTCTCTGTCCGCAAGTGAAACGGCATGAAAGCCGCCCTTGGGTGGTAAGGGATAATTACTTCACGCCGCCCCATGTCACCACCATTTCTACCGGCCCATCATCCTTGCCGGTGATCTCTGTCCTTGCCAACTTGGGTACATGGTATTCAACCACCGATTGGAATAACTCAAAGGCTTTGGCAGGATTGGGTTTTATGTCAGCCTCGGGAATGCCATTAGCAACGTCATCAAGCCACTGTGTAAGTCGGTGGGCATTACCATCCACAAACATTGCTATGGCCTCTCTAGCCTGTGCTGTGACCTTATTAGGCACACCCGCAGCTCGACCACCGGCCTTTTTTCTAGTTTTAACTACTTTAGTTATTTGTGTAGTCATTTAGCATTCTTTTCTTAATTATTTCCTAAAAGATTTTTTAACAACTCATCATCACTCATGCTTGGCGGTACTGGTTTTCTTCCTGCGTGGGCGGGGTCATATGACTTTACGTCAATAACGTGCATTGGCAATTCAGTTTGGCCTTTTTGTAATGCTAAGTCAGTTCGGTGATTGCCGTCATAAATAACGTACTCGCCAGTTTCAAGCCGTAAAGCTAGTGGCTTATCCCCATAACCAGCAACCAAATCGCCTGGCCCTTTTCCAGCTTTAAATTTTTCCCAATTTCTTGCGCTTTGAAAACTTACCGCTTTAGACAATGGAACAACTTCAGTGCGTCCATATTGTTTCATCTGATCAACTGTTGGGACAGATGGCATTGTCAAACTTTGAGGGCTTGGCAAACCTGTTTTTCCAACAGGTGTACTTTCTGTGGCTTTAATTGTTTTACCCGCCAATTTAACGGTAACTGGTGTCATGTACCCGCCCAGCTCCTCCATGCCCGCCGTTTCTGGTCTGGTTGCCGTTCCTCTAGGCATCATGCCCAAAATGTCAGCACTGGTCGGCAATACTGGTGTCGGGCTTACGTTAACACCGCCTGCGCCATATAACTTGTTGATTCCCATCCGAGCAAAAGACTCAAGGTCGCCGCCCGCACCAATTACTGATGCCACACCGCCGCGACTCAATGATTCCAAGTTGCTGCCAACTGTTTGACCGTAACCTTTGAGCATTCCAAGCAAATCGCTTGCCGTGGCTTTCTTGCCGTTCTTTAGCGTGATCAGCGTGTCAGCCGTGATCGGGCCGGTATCTTGTCCATACCCACCACTTAGCGCCGCAGCCATGTCACGGTAATCAGCCATCGACCGTCTCCCGCATTTTTATCAAGCCGTTAAGCATTCGGCTCTTGGTGTTGTGCCATTGCTTGCTGAAGTCGCAATCTTGGTAATGCTCAAACTCAGGTATTCCCAACGTGTAATGGGCAATTCTGGCATTTTTGTTGTCTTGCTCGCCAATCAGTACGTTCCATTCTTTCGGTAACTCACCGATAAGTGAATCGGGCAACCAACCGAAACGATGCAAGTCTGAGCCACTATGGTCAGCCACAAAGTCGGGTGTCAGCACCTTGTTTCTTGGGTGGTCGCAATTCCACAAAATCAGGCTTGACCAGTTCTTTCTAGGGTAATCCCTGTTCGCCGCTTCCATCGGTGTGCCAATGTACTTCTTTGGGTGCTTGGTCAGGTAATTGTGCTTAACTACTTGCACCGCCTTGGTCGGGTCAAACAGCTTGGCAAGGTCATCAATGTTGGACAGCATCAGCATATCGCTTGCGTCCAAGAATATTGCTTTGCCGGTGAACTTGGTAAAGTAGGGTACTAAAAACCGTTGATAAGTGAATGCGTTTGTGCCGTCCCGCTGTGTACCGTATAACGGTGTTATGGCGACCGGCTCGCTGGTGCGCTCAATCAGGCTCTGGCAGAACACATGGTAGCCAACAGCTTCCCGAGGGTCATAGCCAGCAAATATCCTGATCATTTTAATGACAGTAGATAGATTGTGCTGTCAACCAGTGCGGCAATCTCATCCACAATGTTTTGCAAATGACTATCGTCTGGCAAAGCATCACGGTTTTTTTCTATGTAGGTTTTGATGCTGGCAAGGTACTTTTGCGGGTCTTTGGCGTTGTGAAAGTTCTCAGGGAAATCCTTGATCTTTTCGTAACAGCCTGAGTATGCCTCTGCGTAGCTATCAGCCAAATCAACAATGGCTGGGTAATATTTGCCCAAAGCCTTATGCGTGGCGTATGAATCGGTGCTGAGGTGCATGAAATGCGTCACCGTTGAGCTGTGAAACAGCGTGGAAATAAAGTCGGCTACGTCTTTTTTCATGGTCATCCTTAAAGGTTGTCAGTGGCTTCCATAAAGCAGGATTTGGGCGCAATTCAACAACAAAAAACTCCCACCGGAGCTAAACCGCTTTCCACCAACACGACTGGAGACTGGTTGAATTCACCAGCTTAAAGTGACAATCTCCATGCGTCTTGGCAAAAAAAGCAGGGGTCAATGCCCCTGCAAAAGAGACAACTGCGGCTCAATTGTAAACGCTGGAATAGGTAAGTCAACAGGCCACAATCCCGCTTGGGTTAACGCATGAACTGTCCCCATGTGTGCCGCCAACCACTTTTTTTGCCGTTCTTCTTTGCTCATGTCTTTGCCTTGGTCAATCTCGTAATGGCATTTGAGGCACAACGCAGCCACAAGATTGTCGTCAGCCTTAACGCCCCGACCTTTGCCACCACCCCAATTTGTGTGCGCCGCTTGCACCATGTTGCCCGACCCACAGGCTTGGCAATCAAGACCAACTACCAGTTTGAGTAACTTTTTTGACCTTACATATT